CTTCACCGGCTGCATTTTTACCTTTTACGATATCCATGGCTTCGTCTACGTCTGTCTTTTTGTCCTTCTTTAAAAACTTTCTTAACTTCTCAACGATTCCCATAGTTTTCTTTTGGCGATCCGCATCTATCTTAGAAGGAAAATCTATAACTCCTGCGAATGTTTTTTCTCCTCTTTTGTCAAAATCGGACCACATACTATCTCTTGCTTCTTTATCGTCAGCTTGAGATTTTACGTTTACCAGCTCTTTGGCCTTGTCGATTACGTTAACTTGTCTATTGATAATTAAAGGCTCTTCTCCTTCTCTTTGTATTTCTAATTCTAAAGTACCACCAAAAATATCTTTTACGATACCGGTTTTGCTTTTATATTGTTTGATGTCTTCTTCAGGCAATGGAACCTCTTGGCCCATACCGTAAGTAGGATGCATGTCCTCGGTTAACTCAACTTTTTTTTTAGAAAGAAGTTGTTTTAGAATGCTTAAAGACTCTTGTAAACCGCTTCCAATTTTTCCTTTAATGTAATTAAAAGTCTTTTTTGATTCTGGATCGTTAACTATTGGTGATTTCATTTTTGTTTCACCAGAAATGCTAAATTCACCAGATTCTTTATTGTAAGTGGCTGTAGCTTTTTGAATATCTCTAGTTTTTTGNCCNTTTTNTAATGGTTCGTCGGCTAAACGGAAATATACGCCAATGTTATCGTCTTCTACGTCTACTACGTACATNCCTGCAATTTCAAGCTTGCCGTTTTTAATATCGTCGTAAAAAGTAGTTTGTAAATCTTCGTTAAGCGTAGACTCTTTCATCATCTTAACNCCTTTTGGATTGCCTCTCTTATTNTCTTTCTTAGAAGCTTTTGTGTTTGATTTAGCATCGTGAAAGCCTTTAACTTTCTTCATGCCGTTNTNCTTATCAACAAAATTCTCGCCTTTAACCGGGGTCATTTCTAATTTAGCATCGGCTTTTTTGATCTTTTCTGANTTAGANATATGTAAATCGTCGTAAGCAGTTGGATCTTTTGCTAGCTTCTTTGTAGCNGTTGCAACAGCTTTAGCNTAAGCAAGGTTGGTAATTTCTCCGCCCTTTANNAANTCNGCTTCAGNGCCTTTTTTTAAAGTGTAAGGATGTATATTGTCTTGAGCAGTCGCTTCTTTAACGATACTCTTGTTTTTAAGGATCTTGATAGAGTCTTCGTAAGAGGTCATATTAGTGATAAAAGGTAACTGTTGGTCCCTTCTAACTTCGTACAAGAATTTCTCCTTGCTGATTTCTCCTGCTCTGTGCTTTTTGAATAGTATTGCTGTTGTCATGCTTATAAATATTATGATCTTCCCTGTCCGCGATATGCTTTTGGTCTTTGACTGTGTTTGTTATAACTTTTTTTACCTCCAGGCTGTGCTGATTTTCTCTTACCAAACGTTAGCTTCTCGCTGTTTGACGTCTTTAATTTTGCCATGTTACTTTAAACTTTTAACCTTTTTGTAAATTTCAGCTAGTTGTATTTCTAGCTTATTCACAACCTTACCAGTTCTTGGACTATAATCCTCTTCCAATTCCATTTTCATGTTGGTAGAGTACTCCATTAGCCTGTTTATTTCGTGTAACTTTTTGTTTATTAATTTTAACGCCTCGTGTAAAGCGTCTTTGTTGGGTCTTGTTGCGGCTTCTCTTTTAAATTTATTGTAAGTCAAAGCTTCGTTTAAATCTTCGCTGCCGTATAAATGGCTATCGCTAAAATTGTCGCCTATTACTTCAATATCTTGAGTTCCAAAGTCCATCATCATATCGTATGCCAAATCTTCGTCAGCCGTGTAGTACGTATCTGATCCGTTTAACTCTACGCCTCTATAACTTGGATTGTCTCTAAGTACGTCTAAAGCTCTTTTTGCGTCCCTAACAGAAACTTTAACGAAGTACTTTTTATCTTCGTCTTCGGTCTGCATTTCTTGATCAGGCTCTGCTTGCTTTTTGATATATCTTTTTGATACGTCGTCAAAAGTCCAATCGTTTTCGTTAAAGTTCTCGTATTTTTGTGCTTGTTGATATTCCATTGGAGATAGAGAATCTTTGTCCAGGTTTACTGGTTGAAGTACTCCCTCTTCCATGTCTTCAAACATCTGCTTGTATTGGAATCCACCTTTAGATGGGCGATTAGGAATAGATGGTGCAAGTTTCCATCCCATTTTTTTTTGAGCGTATATCTCTGCTTTACCTGCGGCTAGTTTTGGTTCTACGTCTTTTACCTCGTTTTTCTTTTTGAAAGCTTTCTTAGTAGCGTACTGCATACCGTCTCCAGCTTTGAAAGTAGCCTGTGTATCTGCAGGAGCATTTCCTCCAGTTACGCTATCTTCGCTTCTTAGTCTTTGAGTGGCAAGTTGATTATTGAAAGGTTTCTTCATTATTTAGAGACTCTTTTTAACTCGTCGATTAATTCGTAGTATTGTAATAGTCCTGTAATTGTTTCGTCTTTAATGGCGATGCCTTCTTTCAATGGCTTAATGAACTTTATAACCTCTTGAGTTTTAATCTTGGTAACCTTGTCTTTTACCTTTTCAGTTTGCTCTATAAGTTCTTGCTTGATCTCTTTTAACTTTTCGTTTAAGAACTTTCTTAAGTTAGCAGAATCTGAAATGCTTGCTACGTATTCTTTTAAAATGCCNTTTTGTCTTTCTGAAAGGCCTTGATATTTCTTATTGAATTTTTCAACCAATAATTTATACGTTAAAATTCTGATCTCTTTGTCTTCATGCATTAGTTCCTCAACCATTGATTGTGGAGCTCTAACGTCCTTAATGTCTTCTTGGGTGATATGCTCNAATAGATTNATCTTGTTTAGAACTATCTGTTTTGTNTCAGANTTTGGACTGCTTTGAGATTCGAATATTGTATAAACAGAAGCGTAAGGCTTGTAGTTCTCTATCTTGGCTTTAAAGAAGTCTTCTAGGCTGTAGTTTTTCTTAATTTCTTTGATTAGATTGTACTTTGCTTTGCTTAGCGTTTCGTGACTTAGCTTCTTATACTGCTCTAAAATAGTAGAAATAAGAATCTCNGCCTTGGCTTCTGAAAGTTTTGGGCTGGTTACGAANGCACTGTACAGNCTNTACTCTTTTCCCAATTCNGTATTGGTAAAGTGCTTTTTAAGTATTTTGACAGCTTTAGAGTCCTGATTGTTCAAAAGGTCTGAAGTTGTCTGTCTTACTAAAAGTTCAAATAAAATACCGGTGTTACGATATTTCGAATGTTTAATTGCCATAGCTATTTTGATCGGCTTGCTAATAAATATCTAAATATTCTAATCTAGATTGTCAATAATGTTGTCTTCGCTTAATAGGGCAGATTGTTCAAAAAGCTGAGTTTTTCTAGCGCTTTGCTTTTCAAACATCTTTTCTATTGAGTTCTTATTCTGAAAATAGATTGCTTTAGTGCTTTCCATGTTCATAGCGCCTCCTTTAAAACTGACTCCTGTCTTATCTTCTTTAGTCTCAGCATTCTGAGTAGCCATATCGTAAACTCCGCTTCTGCCAAATGGAGATTCGTCGGTTCCGTATATAGATTTGTACTTTTGAGGTCTTCCTGGAACCTTCATTGGCTCTTTAGGATTGGTCTCGTCGTAGCCTCTAGGAACGTCTAAAGATCCGTCACCTTTGCCTCCGTAAAGACTGGCAATCTGATGAGGAGTACCGAATGCTTGGCCTGTTTCTGCTGGATCGTTACCTTCTTCGGCGATTTGTTTGTATCTAAATTTACGCTTTTGATCCTCAACAATAAGGTCGTCAAGCTCATTAAATTCGTCCTCGGAGATATTAAATACGTTCTTCCATATGTAATCTCTTGGTAAAGAAGAGTTTTCCATTGCTTGGTTTGCAAGGTCAATCTTCTCTTTCATCATAGCAATTCTCTCTTGCTCGTATATGATGGAAGGATTTGTCAAGTGAATATCGAAGTTGGTTATAGACTCGTTGGTGTATCCATGAGCGTACAAGTGAACCAATGCAACTTTCTTTAATTCTGATACAATGATTCTTTGNATTCTCTCAATTGTTCTAGCAAAACGAATGTCTTCTGCGGCTAGCGTTGCTTTACCGGTCAAGTCTTTTTCGTATCCCATGAATGCTTTAGGCACCTTTAGAGCAGCAAATAGTTTCTCTCTAAAGTATTGAACGTCTTCGATAGCGTTGTACTCAAGGCCTTTTGCNGTATCAATTCTAGTAGATTGATCGTTGCCTCTAACTGGAATAAAGAAGTCCTCCAATAAGTTCTGTTGGTTNAACTTCATGTTGTATTGACCAGTTTGAGCGTCGATAAGAGAAGTCTTCTTCATCTTACCGATCATACGTTGAATGTAGTTCTCAACCTCGTTTGGTGGNATGGCTCCCACGTTAACGTAAAACGTTCTTCTTTCTGGGGCACGAGTAATTCTATGAATCAACATCGCGTCTTCGATTAAAGTGTATTGTTTGAATAGCTTTCTAGCCGGTTCCAAATAAGATCTACCGTATGGTAAATAGTTAACGTCGCCCAAGAATCTAAAGTGAGCCATTTCGTACAAATCAAACCAAATTCCTGGATCTTGATTGTTGTANGCCGAAGTGTANCCTGTNGTAGAACTGATAGCAGCGTTAGGATCGAATTTGAATCTTACCTCGTTTGGATTTTTNGGGTTAAAGCCTTCCTGTCTAACGATATTGTAAGCCGAGAATGGAATTACGTTGTAAACTCCGTACTTCTCTGCGATCTCNAATTTTAAATAGAAATCACCGTACTTACACATGTTTCTAATCCAAGACCATAGATTAAATTCTATGTTCATTACCGAGTAGAATAGGTTTTCAAGTATATTTTGAATGTTTTCGTCTGCAGAAGTAATGTGTAATACTTGACCTTGATCGTTCTTTAAAGTACACTCATCCGCGATAATATCCAAAGCAGAAGCGATGATGGCATCAGTGTCCATTGCATCGTAATCAGCGTATATTTGTACACGAGATGATTGGTAGTTCTGCGCTAGATTTAGGTTAACTCCATAAGCAGTAGACGTAGTGTATACCTTGTGGAATCTATCGATTAACGAGTTAGTTTGAATTACACCAGAAGTCTGGATGTGCTCTGTATCTATTACGCTTAAGTTCTTACCTCCAGAATCTCTGATAATGACATCAGTCGAGAATAGTCTTCTTAGTGCCGAAAATAGGTTGTCTTGTTTGTTCTCTGCCATATTATATTGTTATAAAAGCCAAGTTAAATCTTGTTGTTCTTTTCCCATTGGAGTTGCAATCTCTTGCTGCCATGGATTTTGACCGTAATTAGTATAAGATTGGTACATCGGGCTATCGTCTCCCGCTTTTGTATACGCATTTAAAGTAGCGTGAGTTAGGCTTTCTGCCGTTCTTTTAAATCTCAAAGAAGTTTCTCTCAAATACATAGCGATCGCGAAAGCCATGACCAAATCATCGTTGTACCCTGACATGGCCTGTTGCTTACCGTTCTTCCATATAAATACGCGAAGCTCCTCTAATAATCTAATCGATCTTATAACTACCGTTTTGGTTTCAATAAAATCTCTCATTTTTTCCAGTACCGAAGGCCTAACCTTGACGCTCATGGTGAATCCTGGGATCAAAGTAGAGTTTCCGTAATGCACTTGTAAATAGCTGTTTAGGTCCGCGTTACTGTCAGATCTGTGACTAAAGTGTATATTGGAATAGCCGCTCTCTACCACGCCTTGAACTACGTCCCAACCTATATTTGCGTTTTCAATTACTAATAAGGCTTGATTGTATCTGGTTGCTATTGCTATCAACTCGTTGGCAAACACCCTGGTATCTGTCTGGGCTTTAAATTCGGCTACTTGTGTTAATGTCTCTGTATCTATAACGTGATATGCAGAGTAGTCCATTGCGTCTCCCCTCGCTACGTCAGCTACCACCATATAGTACGTGGTGGGCTTGGGATATTCCCAAATCCAAAGTGCTTTTTCCTGGCCTTCTCTATTGATTGGCTCGGATATCATGTTTGCCTCGTACCAACTTAAAATTTCTGGAGGAATTACGGTATTACCTGAAGTTGCAAAGTCNCAATCGCACTCTTGNGCNGCCATTCTAGCTCCCAAATCAGTGTCTTGCTTGTCTCTCCANTCTTGCGCTCTTTCAGGGTGAACACTCCAAGGTAACGAAATAGGTAAAAAACTATTCTTTTGTAATTGNGCTTCTGTGTAAGATTTGTGGAACCAGTTACCAACACCGTTAGGNGTNGATAANGCTATACATCCACCACCTGTAGCCAAGGTCATCTTAGCAGCGGTGTAGATGGTTTCAATGTTATCGATAAACGCGGCCTCATCAATCACCAGCAAAGATACNGCTTCCGAACGACCTGCGTCACCGGCNGCCGATACCGCTTTGATTTGAGAACCGTTAGTTAGTCTTAAACTTAATGCGTTGTTGGAAGTTGCGGCCGCTCCGATCTTCATCCAGTTTGGAAGGTTATCGTAAGCAAATCTAACTTTTGTAACCATGTTCTTTGCGGTGTCCTGCTTCGTCGCAATTACAAGAACGTTCTTATCTTTTGAAAATATCATCATCCACAAGGAGTATGCCGACACTAGAGTAGAAAGACCCAACTGTCTTGACTTGTTGATTATGGATTCCGGGTACTTTTGAAATAAGGTTAAAACTTTTTCTTGAAACGGATAAAGATCGAATAGAAGTCTTCCCCTTTGTGGGTGTTGAATCATGTAGTACTTCTTCATGAAATACACGGGATCTTTGGAACAAGTTATAAACTCTTGCTTAATNCTTTCTTTTATATCGATCTGACTGTCTGCCATTATTTGTGCGTTACTGCAAGACCTATTATAAGGGCTCCCATAACAAACTTTTCAATTTTATTCCTCTTCATTTTTAAATCGTACTTCTTCAAATCTCCCTTTAGGCCTTCAACAATAACTTTATAATTGTCCTGTTGTTGAACCTGCTTTTGAATAATTGATTGGAAGTTGTCTTCTTTAGTTCTTAGAGTTACGATTACTTTGTCTTTACCAGTTACTGTAGATTCTAAGTTAGTGATTAAGCTGTCTTGATTTAAAACGATATTCTTTGTTCTATCAAAATCCAACAAATCAACTACGANTGCTTTTGAAACCGGCACTGGTAGGATGGTTGTATCTTTGGTTTCTACTTTGTATTGCTCTGCGTATCTAACAACAAAGAAGCTGTCTATCTCGTGAGGTCTCATTTTAGCTGCGGCCTCTAACTCTGATTTGTCTTCTTTTAAAGCTTTAATATTGTCTTTTAAAACGTTTGCTTTTACTGTTAGCACTTGGTTCTTGTACTCTTCGTCAATGATAGCGGTTTCTAAGCTATCGTTCTGACCGTGTAAGGAATCGATATGAACGGCCAAAGAATCGATTGTGTTTTCGTAAGACTCTGTTTGGAATCTGGCGCCTTCAAATTGTTTAAAAATTAACCAAATGGCG